ACGACAACAGGCGTTCGGCTTCGCCGGCGATTTCGTCGCCCCTGTGGAACAGCCCGGCCGGGTTCGCTGCCGGTTCGTCGACAACATCGACGGCGCGGAGTGCCAGCAACCGCGCGTGTGGCAGATCGGCGGCGTTCGCCGGGTCCGGGCTTGATTCGTTTTCCATCTTGTGATTGTCTTCGGCGGCCAGGTCGGAAGAAAATACGATCGACAGGCCGAACATATCCGGTTCGATTTCGGCGAGATCCATAACGTATTCGGCCAGGTTGCCGTCGGGGGTTTGATGGGCCGTCGGCGATATATGCAAGTCGCCCCGCACGACGTCCCCGTCGACCAGGGCATTCCGCAACCGGCCCAGGTGTCGGCCCAACCCGTCACCCGACAGGCCGGGGTGCGTGAAACGCGACTTGATCCCGGCGATGTCCAGAGCGTTGATCGCGTCGGCCGTCTGGTGCAAGAACTCCCGGTCGATCCAGACGCCGTGGCCCAGGGCTTCGCCGCGGGTAATAACGGCGACATTGTAGATCACGCCGGCGGCGTGTTCCCCGCCTTCGCGGTCGACGCCGGCGGACGGTGCGGACAGGTCGCGGTCAGTCGCCATTGTCGTCGTCCCCCGATTCGTCGTTATCCGAAACCGCCGGCAGGTCGTCGACGGGTAACAGGCCGCGTGCGTCCATTGCGTCGCGTTCCCGAGCCAGCTGGTCGACAACGTCCAGCCAGTCGTCGCCGTAGCGTTCGGCCCGGATTTCCGAACGGGTCCGAAGACCGGCCTTGATCGCTTCGACGTCGCCGCGGACTTCCTTGGCAGGGTCCCACCAGGCCAGGCCGGCGGGAATCCATTCCCACTTCAGATCAGCGAGAGACTTGCCGGCGGGCAGCTGCAACGTTCCGTCTTCGATCCACAGGCCCAACCGCCACGCGGTGATCTTCCGCAGGACGTCTTTGACGTCGGCCCGCTTCGCTTCGCAGGATTTTTGATAGTGCAGCAACGCCCCGCGTGACCCGTAAAAGTTCGTGAACGATTCATCGAAAAACGAATACGGAATGTCCAGCGACTTCAACGCAATCGAAATCATCAACTGTGCGAACGACTGGAATTCTGACGACGGCGTTTTCGATTCCAGAAATTCGGCCTTGTCGCCAGGTTCTAGATCCAGGGCGACAGGACCGCGGCCAAAGTCGACTTCGTACGGGTCGGATGTACTGTCCAGCGTGCCGGCGGAATCCAGGGCGTCCCGGTAGAACACCAGGCCGAACATTTGCGAAACCTTCGCTTTTGCCAGCGCGTAGTCGGCGGCTTCGTAGACGTCGCGGAATACGTTGACCGCCGGGGCCAGCGGGGAGATCCCACGGACCTGATCGAACCGATCAAAGAACCCGTGATGGATCACGTTCCGGGCGGCTATCACGCGGTCCAGTTCCAGGCCGGGGCCGCCGTTGCAGCCAGCTTGCGGGTGTCTTCCCGCGGGTCGACGACCCGGTCGCCTTCGATCGCTTGCAGCTTGCCGCGGACCCGCTGGCCGGTCAGCTTCACCAGGAAGACGTCGCCGTCGACGGTCCGGCGTTCTTCGGCCAGGCGCAGCATCCGGGGAAGACCGTGCCGGCCGGCGGCGTCGCAGTTTTCCGGCCGGCTCCACCAGGTCATCAAACCGTCGATATCACGGTCCAGGGATTCGTCGCCGGTCCGGCTTTGGAACTTGAACGACGACACGAAATCAAGGTGTTTGCGGATTGCCCACGCCGCAATTGAGAAATTGCGCGACAGGTCGCGGGCCGCGGACTGCAACACCTTGCGTTTTTGTGCCGTCAGCTGTCGGTCTTCGCTGACCAGGGCGGACGTCGGGGCGCGTCGTGTTTTCTTAGACGTATCTGCCCCGTCGTATCCGAACCGTCGAAGAATGCTAGACACGGCGCCGGGCATCAGAACCCCGCCAGGTTGATTCGCGTGGCGACCGGACGGCGACCGGCGTCGGTCGTGTCGTCGGCCATCAGTTCGCGCAGTTCACGCCGGAGGGCGTCGAAGTCGTAGCTGATCGACTGCCCGTCGACCGTCACCGTCGACGCCCCCGCCCGCAGGATTGCCCGGATATCGGCGATCTTCGTGGCGTTGTCGACGGCCATTCGGACCCCTTGAAAATCGACAGGCGACCAACGAAAAAACAGACCGCGGGGGTGGTGCGGCCCCGCACGGCCTGTCCTAAGTCGTTCGTTGGAAACGCCGGTGATCAGCCGCCGTCGCCTGTCGTGTAGTCTCCCCTAGATTAGACGCGTTCGGCGGCGATTAGTTAACCGCAGAATATTCGCGAATGACATTTATTCCGCGCGGCGTTCAAAGAACTGGTCGACGCGGTTCTGGCCGCACGCGCTACATTTCGTCCGTTTCCAGGTGACGCGGTTGTACGGGTTCCCCTGTGGGTCGATCCCGTTGTGATCCAGTTCGCTGATCCCGTGATAGGCTTCGCGGTCCGTCGACCCGCAGCTGGCACAATGGGTCAGGTCCGCGACGACGACGTCGCGTTTTTTGTTCTTCGACCCCTTCGGCCGGCCGGGTCCGCGCTTGTCAGCGGTCTTTTTCTTGGGCATGGATTCCATTCCTTAGAACAGGGTTTTTTGCCGCAGTCGTTCCGCGGCGATTTCGCAGAATCGTTCCTCGACTTCAATCCCGATTGCCCGCCGGCCCGACCTAGCACACGCGACCAGCGTCGAACCGCTTCCCGCGAACGGGTCCAAAACGCACCCCGCTTCCGGTACGATTTGCACCAAATCAATCATTAGCCCAACAGGTTTTCCGGCTTGGTGTTTCTTGTCTCGCGGAGAATACTCGAACATCCCGTCGTGGCATGTATCCGCATAATCAACCGGCATAGGACCCCGTGACGCCCATACGATAAACTCGCACGTTTGCCGAAATCGTCCCGCCATTGGCCTAATTCCCGGTTTATTCCATACAGCAACACCCCGCCACACCCAGCCCGCCGCTTGAATTGCATCAGTCACGGCCGGCAGTTGTCGCCAGTCTGTAAAACAACACGCCACGCCGCCTTGTGCCGTTACATAAAAGGAACGTCGCAACCATTCCGTTGCCCAGTAAGTAAACGACCGCTGGTCGCGCGTATCACCCGTGAAATCCGGATGGAAGTTTACGACTCCCTTTGTGTGGACGTATTTGCTTACCGTTGACTTCGTCCTGTCCCCCCGCACCATTCCACCCGAGCAATACGGCGGGTCCGTAATAACGCCAGACACCTTCACGTCTAGTTGCGGCAACACGTCCAGACAGTCGCCGTGATAAATCACGATCCCGTCACGTTCGTAGTACGGCGCTACCAATTGACAACGGCCTTTTTCCGCTTCGGCCGCCCCTTGACCGGACCCGTCCGCGGGGCCGTTCCAGGCAACACGCAACCCAACACGCTCGCCGCAACCGCGGCCCCTACCAGACAATCCAACAGGTGATTGTCGGGCTTCTCCGGGCGTATCTTCCATTCGTCGACGATCCGCCCGCGGCCTTCGGTCCGAACGCAGTATTCGGCGACCAGGTGGTCGGCGATCATTCGGTGTTTTTGTTTCCGCTTGCCGAACAGGGACAACGAACCCTTGTCTCCCAACCCGACCGCGAGCCGGCCTTGCACGAACGATTTCCAATAGTTCGCGTCGAACGCAACGTGACGGGCGGTCCGCTTGCCGACGATCGACGGGATTCGCCAGTTGTGGCCCAGGCGGTCGCCGCGCTGCCGCTTGTATTCGCTGAACGGTTTAGACGACGCCCCGACGTAGCGGCCGTGGGCGGGCATCACCGCGCCGTTGTCCGTCTGCCGGCAGAACTGATAGACGACTTCCGTCATCCAGTTTGCATCGACCAGCAGTCGGTCGATCCGCAACAACGCCCCGTCTTCGCGTTTCCAGTCGCGGACGCACAGGCTGTCCGTCAGGGTGTTTAGACCGGCGAAGATAGCCCCTTCCACGCCGACGCCCTTGAACGTGCGTCCTAGGGTGCGTGACACGTCCGACAGGGCGTAGTAGTCGCGTCGTTGGTCAGGGAACGCCCCGTAGTCCAGGACGTAGCCCGTAAAGTCGTCCGACCAGGCGGCGACCAGCCAAAACAAACACCGCTGCTGGACGTCCACGAATGCCGTCAGGTTGTCGATCCCGATAGGCAACATCCCCCGGCGCAGCCCGTTGACCTTCGTAGTGATTTCGTCCGCGGTCAGTCGCTCGCCGTCTTCTTCGTCCGACTGCGGGTCGTTCTGGTATTCGGCAAAAAACGCCGCGGGGTCGGTCAATTTCTTATTCATGGCGTGTTGGATCGCCGACAGCTCGTCGGGGTTGAACCGTTCCGCCCAGGACACCTTTGCCCCGACGTCCATTGCGTCGCGGTTTGCTTTGTAGAACTTCGTTGCTGATTTGCCACCGTCGCCCGCCTGTAGACCCGCCGCCCGGATTTCCCCGTATTCGTCCCATAGCTTCTCATCCGTCGGGAACGAATAGACCATTTTCATTCTCTCGCCGTTCCAGTCGGGATGCGTTTCCCGGTCCAGAATCCGGTCCGCCATGTCGCCAGGGCGAATCACAGTACAGGGCATAATCCCGCTGATCTTCGAACCCGGTCCCGCCAGGCCCAGGATTGCACCCGCCAGGATCGCTTCCCGCGTTGCCACTTGCGAAAACGACCGGGCCGATTCGTCCGTTTGCGGGTCGTCGATCACGACCAGGGACGGCCGCACCTGTCGGCCGTCGGGACGCTTGAACTTCATTCCGCGTATCCGGCCCGTGATACCGCCGACCCGGACGACAGCTGCCGACGCGACAGACCCCTTGACCGTCGGAAGAACGATTTCCTTTTTCGTCCAGACAATCTGCGTTCGCGTTCCGTCGCACGTCTGGCCGGCGGTCCGGTTCGCGATCCCTTCCAGGCGAACGATCGGGTAGCACGATTCAGGGAAGTCGTCCAGCAACAGGTCGTTGCCCGATAGTTCGGTCATCAGGCTGTCGAGCATCGACACCGCGTGCGATTCCGCGGCCCCGATCAGGGCGACGAAATCCCGGTGTCCGTACAGCATCGCCCACAGGCACGCGGTTTCCGCCAGGGTCGACTTGCCCGACCCGCGTGGCATGGCGACGGCGAATAGCCCGCCTTCCAGAACGGCCGTCTGGATCTTGGCAATCACGGTCAGGTGATCGTCGGCCCACGGGATGTAGAACGATTCGGGAAAGTAGGTGTCGCAGAACTGGCGGAACGATTCGCGGGCGGCCTTGCGTCGCTTCGGTTGAACGACTGCGGGGATCGGCGCGATGTCGCGACCAACCGCCGACCGCTGTGCATTGATCGCGGCTTGCCGCGCCTTGTGTTCTTCGTAGTCTCGAATGGCAACTAATCCTTGCGCGTTTTTCGGC